TTGTGAACGTGTACCAAATTTTTTCTCGTATGGTCATTGTTCTAGCCTTTCTGCTGTAATGCTTTAAGAGTTGCTTTTGCGCTCATGCAAATACCAAAAAGGTAGTTTTCCCAAGCGCCCATTTCCCACATCTTATAATAATAATCTGCATCGGATATTAATTCTGGAATATCAGGATCATCTGCCCTTATCCAATAATGGGTTTTAGTTTCTTTAATAATTGCAGGACTTTCTAAATCTCTCTCTTTGTGATCGTCATAAAATCCCTGTGGTATTTTTATTAAGTCTGTCATTGTTCTAGCCTTTCAACATTTGGTTTTAGAAGTAATGATTTTATATGATCCATAACCTCATTAGAATTTTTATAAAATGTGCTGTACTTGCGCCCATCAACATATAACTGATATTTATACTTGCTGTTTTTGCCTTTCGGCCTTTCCTTAAATTCAAGAATTTTAACTGTAGTTTCTCCGTTAAAATGTTGTTGCGTAAACTTAAGCTTTTCGCATCCTGTCCAAATAGTCATTAGTCTAGCCTTTCGAAACTAAAGTATAAGGATCAAATATTTCGTTGATGTACTCTTGAACAACTAAACGAGGTTGCACATCTCCAAAGTATTGATTGATGTGCTTGGTAGTTGTTGGGCTGTACTTTGTAGTTGTTTTAAAAGCGCCCTTTGCATCATAGCCTGCTACTGGTGTTTCATAAGAGAATAAAACTTTTACATCGCAATTGTCGTATTCCATTCTAAAAGTTAATTCCGTGACGTTTGATTTTATATTTTTAAGTTTCATTTGTTTAGCCTTTCTTTGATTCGTATTATTAGTTTAGCAATATTATCTGATATTACAATAATATTATGAACTAGCCTAATTAAAGGCTAGTCTGATAATGTTATTGCGCTTCATCAATCTCGTCATGTAGTCGATTAATTATAGCACTCAGGGCGGCTCCTAAATGCTTCCTATCGCAATTTAAAACTACGTCATGCACTTCGTGCTGATTTAAATCGCTTGCGCTTGTAGCGCTTCTGGAAAGTTTGTGGCCTTCAACTTTTCCAATCTCCCTAGCTTTATCAATTTCTGACATAGCGGTATTAATAAAAGATTGTCCTAGCTTGTTTAAAAACTTTATTAGGTTTGGTTTGTCAGTAGGCACCTCGACATAACGAGCATTGATCTTTTTAGCTTCAACTTGTGTTCCGCACCATTGGCCCTGCATATTTGCATATAATCTCATTTGTTTAGCCTTTCTTTGTTTGACGGTCTTATAAATAAAACTGAATGTTGTGACTCAAATTTACCGTCTTTTTTATAGATACATAAATTTTCTATTATTTCTTCATTTTGTAGCTTTTCACCATATTCAATAGCCTTCTTTTTAGAAGTGTGTTTTCTGGTGTGCTTATCAAATCTAGTGTCGTCCGTCCAACTTACTGTCCACCATTTACCGTTATGAAATTGAACATTTAAATTAAATTTATCTGTCATTGTTTAACCTTTCTTTGTTTTGTTATCCTGCATCAATACAGGGCAAGGCAGCGCCCTAAGACGCTGCTAAGCGCTATATTAATCTCTATTAGCGTAGTTTTTAGGATGTATATTTTTGTCTGTTTCAATAAAGCTTATGTAATTATATATTTTCCAAAAAGCATTCTCCCCTAACTCTTGACATTTAGCTGTATCAAAATTGCTGTCGCACATTTTCTGCTCAGTTTCTAAAATATCATTAACGATACTTGCTAGAGTGTCAGCGCAAATTTTAGCATGATCTAAGCTTAGATTGCTGTTGCTGAATGAGTTTAGTTTAACTGTCATTTGTTTAGCCTTTCTTGGTTAGTGTAGCGCCCTAGGACGCTACTTTTTGGGTTTCTGTTTCTGATTGCTTAGCAGCCTCCAGAATGAATGTTGCAGCCTTATCAGCGGCTCCACAAGCTTTAGAGATAGCTTCTGGATTATCCTTTAGACACTTAATCCAGCCGTTTAAATACTTGGCATGGTCAGCACGAGGCTCAGCATCAACTTTTGTAAGGCCTGATAAAATAGCGCTTGTTAGCTCGGCAATTAGCTCCTCAAAAGCGTAACCCTCAGAGCCGAAACGAGTGCCAAATTTACGGTCTAACCTATGCTTTGCGCCTGTCCAGTGTCCTAGCTCATGAAAGAGCGTGCCATAGTAGCCAGAGGCATCATTAAACTGCTCTTTGCTTGGCATATTAATAGTGTCGTTTGAAGGTCTATAATAAGCGCTATTTGCGTCTTCATTTACAAAGTTAGCACCTGACAACTCAGCAAGGTTTTCAGCGTCAATAACGTCTGACCAATCCTGAGTTAATTGCTTTTCTTCTGGTAAAAAATCGCCTTTCCAGCCTTTAACATATTGAGAGTTAAAAACTATCCACGAATTCCATTTTGGAAAAACCTTTTTTTCGCCTGTTTTTTTGTCTTCATATGGAATAAGTGACCAGAAAACAATCCTGATACCTTTACCTTGTGCGCCTTCTAGCTCGTAGCCTAAGTCTTTTGTCCATTGGTTATAGGTTCCAAAAACAGGCGATGTATAACCTCTAGAGGCCATAAGCATTGATAAATTAATTCGGTTAATACCTCGATATTGATGCTTCCTAGCGCTCATAGGCTGATTGCGTTGCAGTATATTTACCCATGGTTTTACCCAATTTAGGCCTTCTGTAGCCATGTCTGAGGTGACTCTGGCTGTTATTTCGTACATTGCTTCTTTTGTCTTTTTGTCCATTGTTTTAACCTTTCTTTGCCATGCTTAATTGCATGATAATGTAGCGCCGTAGCGCTACACTTTGATGCAATTATCTATAACCTATTGCTTCAACTGGAATTAGCGTCTCTTTTTCATCGCTAAACATTGTTAATTCAAGCTCATTGCCTTTGTTATCAGTTACAATAATTTTTCTTGTATAAAAAAAACTTTCTTTAGCAGTGCGAGAGTCTATTCCTGTTGTACTTTGTTTAATGTCAGCAACTTTGAAGCTCACTACGTTATGTATGTTTTGACCAATCATTTGTTTAACCTTTCCGAATCAGTTTTGTTTAAAAATCTTTTGATACCTTTAATATGCATATATTTAATATCAGGTCAAATGCTTTTAATATTATGGCTATATTAAGTGTCGAAAAGGTAAATTTGCTCAATATTAGCGAAACGAGATTTTTTGACCTAGGCATTGCAAAAGGCCTTTCGCTTCTCAGCGAGCTTCTCAGAGCCTCTCAGAGCATATGGCCTGTTTAGTATACAATTGTTTTCAATTGTTTAGCATTGTTTGGTTTTTGCCAAAAAGCTGCTCGGCACAGACAAAGACACAAGGTTGCGCACGGGCGCATGCGAATAAAACAATACGAAACAAAGCGCAAGGTTTTGTTCAACAATGTTTAACTTTGTTTAAATTTAGTTAAACTTAGAACAGCGCCCCATGTTTGACTCTGGCTGTACTGTTTTTGACTAACTGCAAACAAAGTAATGCAACGGTATACAATAAATTTAACCCCCCCCTACCCAGCCCCCTCCCCCCCCACTGTCTATATTACATTCCCACACACAAAAATTTGTGTTATACAGTTTTTGGGTGTTGTTTAATAAAATCTAACCTCCCTGAGTTTTATTATGCTTTCTCGCAACACCCACCCCACTAATAAAACTAATATTATTAGCTTTTATTATTATTATTAGTTATACTTCTGCGTACTAATACTAATACTAATAATAATAATAATTACTTTAGTATATTATTATTATTAGTTGCAGTACGGGGCGAAGTCATAATATGAGGAAAGCATGGCAGGTAAACCAAAATTCAGAAAAGCTATTGCAGAGCTAGATAAGCGTGGTGGAGTTGAGACTTTGCAGCAAGAATTACTTGCTGGCAAAACGATACCTATGATTGCAAAAGAGCTTGGGTTAGATCGTGGTTATTTTAGACGTAACATTGTGAAGAATGAAAAGTATGGTAACGCCATACGAGAGATAGAGCATCAAGTTGCGGATGCTCACGCTGATGCAGCGTTTGATATGTTGAACGATATTCGTGAGAGGCGTGAGCTTGAGGTTGATGAAGCGTTAAATGGTAAGAACAGCCGTGACATTAGCGAGGCAAATGTTAATCAGGTTGATATTGGCATTGCGAAGGGTTTAGCGCAGCAACATAATTTTATAGCTTCATCTTTAAATAAAAATCGGTATGGTAGTGGCAACCAGCAAAACATCCAGATTAACATTGGAGATTTGCATTTAGATGCGCTGCGTAAGATGAAGGTTGTTGATCATGAATGACTTGTCTCAAAATACGATGATTGAGTTTACCCAGCGCTACGCTAGAAACCCAACATTGTTTGTGAGAGAAGTGCTTGGTGTAGAGCCGTTAGATTATCAGGCTGAGTTTCTTGAGGCTATAGCTTCTGGTGAAAGGAAAATCTCGATTCGCTCGGGTCATGGAACTGGCAAGAGTACAGCCGCATCTTGGGCTATGTTGTGGTATTTCTTGATGCACTACCCGAATAAGGTTGTTGTAACTGCACCTACCTCTAGCCAGCTATTTGATGCTTTGTTTGCTGAAATGAAGCGCTGGATAAACGAGTTACCTGATGCGTTTCATGAGGTGCTAAACGTGAAGTCTGACCGTGTTGAACATACGGCTGCGCCGAGTGAGATGTTTATTTCGGCAAGAACTAGTCGTGCAGAAACGCCAGAAGCGTTGGCTGGAGTACACTCAGAACACGTTATGCTGATTGTAGACGAGGCTAGTGGTGTGCCAGAGCAAGTATTTGAGGCTGCTGCTGGTTCTATGTCTGGTCATAATGCTACGACAATTATGTTGAGTAACCCTACTAGGTCTAGCGGC